CCAGCAATCCTTGAAGGCGTGGACTGCCCAGAAATGGAGAACCAAAAGTGGTAAACGATCTTCTGACACGGGTGAAAGGTATCTTCCGGAGGCTGCTATCAAAGCACTCTCCCCAGCCGAGTATTCCCGAACCACTGCCGCCAAGCGTCGAGGAAAAGCCCAAGGTAAGCAGTTCGTACAGCAACCCAAGGGCATTGCTGCTAAAACGCGCAGCTACCGCCAAAAAGGGAAGTAAGAAGGCAAAGGGCAAAAAGTAATGGCCGACAAGACTACAGCTACAACCGACTTCAACCTCGACCTCAATACCATCGTAGAAGAGGCTTTCGAGCGTTGTGGTGCGGAATTGCGTACCGGTTATGACCTGCGTACAGCGAAGCGTAGTCTGTCCCTGCTTTTGATGGACTGGGCTAATCGGGGTATCAACCTGTGGACCCTAGAACAGGGAACTCACACGCTAAGTTATAACGTCGGTACTTACGACCTGCCTGTAGATACGGTTGATCTGTTGGACCACGTGATTCGGACTGGCTCTGGCACGAATCAGCAAGACATCAACATCACCCGTATTTCGTCTAGCACTTACGTGTCGATTCCGAACAAGAACGCAACGGGTCGCCCGATTCAAATTTGGATCAACCGTCGTACTGGCGCAACAGGCGCTGATAACGTGATCGTCTACCCGCAGTTCACTGTGTGGCCGAAGCCGGATAACACAACTACTTGGACTCTGTACTACACCCGCCTGCGCCGTATGTTCGATGTGGGTAATGGTAGTAACGGACAAGACATCCCATTCCGGTTCCTGCCCTGCATGGTGGCGGGATTGGCTTACATGCTGTCGATGAAGATCCCCGGCGCTGAGGCTCGGACGATGATCCTGAAGACTCAGTATGACGAGGCTTGGGATTTGGCTGCTGGCGAAGATCGTGAAAAGGCTGCGGTTCGGTTTGTTCCGAGAGAGTCGTTCTTAGGCGGGTACTGAGATGCCTAATAGGTTTGCAAGTGGCAAACATGCGATTTCGGAGTGTGATCGGTGTGGGTTTCGTTACAAACTCCGTCAGTTAAAGTCTTTGGTGATCAAGACCAAGAACGTGAATATCTTGGTCTGCCCGGAGTGTTGGGAGCCTGATCAACCGCAGTTGTCGCTTGGTTTATATCCGGTAGATGACCCGCAGGCACTTAGAAATCCTCGTCCGGACTTGTCGTATTTTGAACCCGGCAATAATGGCGCGGGTGGTAGTAGAATGATCCAATGGGGCTGGGCACCTATTGGCGGTGCAAGGGCAGATGACTCAGGTCTGACGCCTAATGACTTAGTAGCCCAATGTTTAGTGGGCGATGTAACGGTCGCAGTGACCTAGGAGATTGAGATGGCTATGACTTTGAAGGAACACGCCAAACTTCCGGCGAGCAAGGCTCACGGCAAGAACGCTAAAGGCTTTCGTGCTGGTGGCAAGACCAACGCTGAGATGAAGAAGTACGGACGCAACATGGCGAAGGTGATGAACCAACGCAGCCCGGTCCGTAAGTCTTCTGGCCCGAGGTAAGTGCCATGAAAGAAATGAATCCCGGCAAGATTAAGCACAACCCTGATCCGACTGGCGAGAACGGCTATCCGGAGAAGGATGTGAACAAGGGCGTCACCCACATGAAGATGAAGGGTGCTGGCGCTGCTACTAAGGGCACGAAGTTCGTGTCTCAGATTAACTTGCAGAACAACGGCAAGGTCCGCGCAGGCTGGAGCTAATGAATTACGCTTCTCTGACAACGTTGATACAGCAGTACTGCGAATCGACAGAACAGTCGTTCGTAGCGAACATTCCTACGTTCGTTCAACTTGCAGAGGAGCGGATTTATAACTCCGTTCAGATCCCGGCTATCCGTCGTAATCAGATTGGTACGCTGACGATTGGTAATAAGTACCTGACGATGCCTTCTGATTGGCTGGCTACGTTCTCCTTGGCAGTAATCGACCCGGCTACAAATGCTCAGGAGTTCCTGCTTGATAAGGATGTGAACTTTATCCGCCAGTCGTATCCGGACCCGGACGATCAGGCCAAGCCTAAGTACTACGCCATTTTCGATGACAACACGTTCATTCTGGGGCCGACCCCGGATTTGGCGTATCAAGTCGAAATGCACTATTACTACTACCCGCAGTCCATCGTGACGGCTGGTACTTCGTGGGTGGGCGACAACTACGAGAACGTTCTGCTCTACGGATCACTGCGCGAGGCGTACACCTACTTGAAGGGTGAAGCCGACATGATGCAGTACTACGAAGCGAAGTATCAGGAAGCCATTCAACAGTTGGCTCGCTTGGGTGATGGCCTCAATCGCCGTGACTCGTATCGTAGTGGTCAGGTTCGCCTGCCGGTGACTAGCTAATGGCTATCTTTCAGACACAGACTTTGAGTTTCCGACAGGAGATGCTGCAAGGCGTCCATAACCTGCTTACGGATACTTTGAAGATGGCGCTGTACACAAGCTCCTCTAATATCAACGAGGACACTACGGTGTACACCACAACCGCTGAAGTGACGGGGGGAAGTTACGTTGCAGGCGGTCAGACCATTACTGGAGCAGCGATTAGTGCTTCAAATGGTATCGTATACGTTACTTTCAACAACGTTGTGTGGACCCCGGCTACGTTCACTGCGGCAGGTGGTTTGATCTACAACGTGAGCAAGGGCAACAAGTCTATCGCTGTCTTGAGTTTTGGCGCGGACAAGACGGCTAGTGGCACCTTCACCGTGCAGATGCCCCCGAATACGTCGAATTCTGCGCTGCTTCGCTTTACTTGAGGAGTTATTGAGATGTTTAACGAACAGGCTAAAACGGCAGACGCAGTTGGCGCTGCTTTAGAGAAGGCTCTCGGCTCGACCGCTAAGGCTTCGGCTGGTGGTGTGTACCGCGTTGAGTGCTTGGACAAGGACGGTAACCTGAAGTGGTCCGCTGAGTCGCACAACCTTGTGGTTGACGTTGGCTTGCAGGACATGAACAACAAGTACTTTACGGGTTCGTCCTACACGGCTGCTTGGTATCTTGGTCTTTATGGACCGGGCGCTGCTAACACTCCGTCAGGTTCGGACACGATGGCCTCCCACGCGGGTTGGACTGAGATCACTCCATATAGCAACGCGACCCGTCCAGCTGCTGTGTTTGGTGCAGCGTCGTCGGCTGACCCGTCGATCATCACGAACTCGGGTTCCCCGGCACAGTTCAACATCAACGCGACTGCGGTGGTTGGCGGTGCGTTCCTCGTGAGCAACAACACCAAGGGCGGTACGACCGGAATTCTGTTCTCGGCTTCGGATTTCCAAGCCCCCGGTGACCGTTCGGTTGCTTCTGGCGATACGTTGAACGTGACGTATACTTTCAGCCTTGATGCGGCGTAAGGAGTAGTCATGGCTAAATTTAAAAAAGGCGATGCCGTTAAGGTCAAAGCCGTTATCCCGCAGGGGCCTGTAGTCGCACTTCGTATGGATGAGGACGGTGTTATCTACTGCCTCGTCGAATGGACGGACGTTGACGGCACGGTTCAGCAGCGGTGGTTTACGGAAGACGAACTGACAGGGGTCTAAAATGGCCCTTGTACTCGCAGACCGAGTAAACGAAACCTCGCAGACGACAGGTACGGGATCACTGACTCTTGACGGAGCGGTGAGTAACTACCAGTCGTTTGCTGTTATTGGTAACGGAAACACCACTTACTACACGATTGCCCATCAAACGGCGAACGAGTGGGAAGTTGGTATCGGTACCTATACTGCGTCGGGAACGTTGCTGTCCCGAGATACTGTGCTGGCGTCGTCTAATAGCGGCAGTCCGGTCAATCTCAGTGTCGGTACGAAGAGTGTCTTCGTTGTATATCCCGCCGGTAAATCCGTAAACCAAGACGCTGCGGGTAACGTCACCATAGCGGGCAATCTCACTGCGAGTGTTGTCGGTGCTAGTAACGGTATTTTGGTCAATTCGGATGTGACTAGTACCAACTATACGATTGGTACCGGATACAACGGATTCACTGTAGGGCCTCACACTGTAGGTAGCGGAGTCACTGTTACCGTCGCCGCAGGACAGAGGTGGGTCATCATATGAGTACGATATCTTCAGGTACTACCACCACAACCGGCTACGTCGTCACGAGCGATACGTCGGGCGAACTCGTTATCAAGACCGGCTCAGGTGCTGGCACGATTGCGATGACGATTGATGGTGGGCAAAACGTTACCTTTGCACAGGGCGTAACTTTTGGTAGTCCTGTTGGTATTGGCTATGGCGGCACGGGACTGACTGCTACTCCTACGAATGGTCAGTTGTTGATTGGTAACGGTACCGGATACACCCTTGCTACGATAACTGCGGGTTCAGGTATTTCTGTGACCAACGCATCAGGCTCGATCACTATTACTAACTCCAGCACTGGCGGCGCACAGGATTACATCGTCCAGTCTTACGGAATTGTTTGAGGATTAAATCATGGCTACAGCAGCACAATACGCATCAACCGTCCGCACGGCGCAAGCCCAAGTCTCCGTTGCAAACACTGCCCGAAATGGTACTGGCACGATTGTCACGGTGTTCACTGCCGGAGCTAGTGGGTCTCG